GCGAATCCCCCGTGCATCAATCCGGTACACCTGGAGCCGGTGACGCACGCCGAAAACATGCGACGTCAGCGAGAACGATGACCGGGAGGTAACGCGATGCACGCTCGCCCGGTTACGGTCCGGCGGCGGCTGCGGGCTGTGCAGCTGGTCGCGGCGCAGGCTGCGGGGACGGGTCTGCGCTGGCTGGGTGGTGCCGGGGAGTCGCTGACGGCGGTGGGGCTGCTGGCGGGGGGTGCCGGGTGGACGTTCGGGGTCGGGTGGGGGTTGATGACGGCGGGGGCGGTCCTGCTGGGTGACGTGGTGTGGGAGCGGCTGTCGTGAGCCGGCTGTTCCGAGCGGCAGCCCGGGAGCGGCGGGCGACGTTGGGTGGCCCGTTCACGTTCGGGATCGGGCAGGCCGACTTCAGCGCCACGTCGTGGGTGCCGGCGCCGGCTGACACGTCGCAGGCGTCTCCGACGTCGACGTCGACGCAGAAGGTCGCGGTCGGGTCGTGCGTGTCTCTGGCGGGCACGGTGGCGGAGATGCTGCCGCTTGACGTGTTCCGGGGGACGGGCGCGAACCGGGTGCCGGTGGCGATGCCGTCATGGCTGGCGGACCTGTCGGGGGACGGTCAGGGTCTGCACGACTGGGTGCGGCAGGCGATCTACTCGGGGATGCTGCGCGGGAATCTGTTCGGTCAGGTGCTGGCCCGTGACTCGGGGACTGGGCAGGCCCGGCAGATCGCTCTCGCGCATCCGGACAGCGTGTCGGTGCGGTGGGAGGACGGGGACTGGTGGTGGGCGATCTGCGGGCGGACGGTCCCGGACTCCGAGGTGTGGCACCGGCGGGTGTTCGCGGCGCCGGGTTCGAAGATGGGTCTGTCGCCGATCGCGCAGCATGCTCTGACGATCGGGGTCGGGCTGGCGGCGGAGAACTTCGGGGCCCGCTGGTTCGCTGACGGGGCTCACCCGTCCGCACTGCTGTCGACGGAGCAGAACCTGTCGGAGGACAGTGCGCAGACGGCGAAGAAGCGGTTCATGAGGGCGCTGCAGGGGCGCCGTGAGCCGCTGGTCCTCGGTCAGGGCTGGACCTATCAGGCGATCCAGGTCGCGCCGAACGAGTCGCAGTTCTTGGAGACGCAGAAGTACACCGACGCCCAGTGCTGCCGGATCTTCGGGCCCGCGTTCGCCGAGGTCCTCGGGTATGAGACCGGCGGCACGATGACGTACAGCAACCGGGAGCAGCGGACCCTGGACTTCCTGACGTTCGCCGCGGACCCGTGGCTGGTGCGGGTTGAGCGCTGGCTGTCGGACCTGCTACCTCGGGGCCAGTACGTGAAGTTCAACCGGGCGGCGCTGCTACGCACTGACCTGCTGACCCGGTTCAAGGCCTACAACGTGGGCATCGCATCGAAGTTCATGGTGCCGAGCGAGGCCCGGGACTTCGAGGACTGGATGCCGTTCACCGAGGCGCAGAAGGCGGAGATCCCCGAGGTGCCGACTCCTGCAGTTCCGTTCGACCAGACGGGAGCGAAAGACTGATGGCCGCGAAGTCTGAGCGGGGCAAGCTGACGGGCGGGACGGAGCGGCGCGCCTACCCGGTGCGGCTGCAGGTGACTCGGGCGGCCGCGGGCAGCTCGGGGCCGGCGACGGTCGAGGGGTATGCCTCGGTGACCGAGCAGGGCTACGAGATGTACGACTGGGCGGGCCCGTACACGGAGGTGGTCCGGCAAGGGGCGTTCGCGCGGACCCTGAACGGGAACCCGCAGGTGCAGCTGCTGCTGAATCATGGCGGCCTGTCGATGGCGTACACGCGGGCGGGGACGCTGCAGCTGTCGGAGGACTCGACGGGCCTGCACATGCGCGCCGACGTGGACCCGGCCCGCGGCGACGTGTCGGACATGCTGTCGGCGCTGGACCGCGGTGACGTCGACGAGATGTCGTTCGCGTTCCGGGTGACCCGCCAGCAGTGGTCCCCGGACTACGACCAGCGGGACATCCAGGAGGTCGACATCCACCGTGGGGACGTCAGCGTCGTGAACTTCGGGGCGAACCCGGCGACGTCGGTGTCCGCGGTGCGGATGGCCGATCTGGAGCGCCTGGATGACGACACGGCCCGCGCCGTCCTGGCCAGGCTGCAGCAGCGGTTCACCATCCCGGCCGCCGAACCGGCCCCCATGATCGTCCAGGGCGGACGCGATCTGTCCCTGGCTCGGGCCCAGCTCGCGCTGCTCGCGCGCCGCTGACCCACCCCTTCCGCACGACCCTGACGCCCCGGAGCCCGCCCCGGAGCGCGCTGCTGCGCGCCACCACTCGGGCCACCACTCGGACGGCGAGTGCACGACACCCACCCATCACGACCGAGAGGTGAGCATCGTGCTCGAAATCCTCCGTCGGCAGCTGGCGAAGCTGCAGGAGCAGCGCGCCGACGCCGAGACCGCCATGGCCGAGGCCATGCGCGGCGCCGAGACCGAGTCCCGCGCCCTGACCGCCGACGAGACGTCTGCGTTCGACAAGGCCCGCGGCGACGTGACCCGCCTGGACGGCGAGATCGCCGCGCAGGAGGCGCGGATCGCCGACGCCGAGCAGGTGGAGGCCCGCAAGCGGGCCCACGCCGGCTCGGCCGGCACCCAGACCGGAACCCAGCGTGCCGCCGGCGACGGCGTCATCGGCCGGGAGCCGACCACGTACGACCCGTCCGGCACCCACTCCTACTGGCTGGACATCGCCCGCGCCGAGCTCGGCTTCGGCGACGGCGACGGCGGCCCGCAGGCGGCCCGGGACCGGCTGTCCCGGCATGCGGCGGAGCTGCGGGTGGAGATGCCGAAGCGGGAGGCGCGGCGCTACAACGCGGCGCAGACCGAGCTGCGGCAGATCCCCGGCCTGGACTCCCGGGCTCGGGAGTCGGCGTTCGAGCGGCGCACCAACCCGAACCGCACGGACGGGACGGGCGGCTACTTCGTGCCGCCGCTGTGGCTGATCGACCAGTACATCGACTACCCGCGTTTCGGGCGGACCATCGCGAACGCGGTCCGGAACTTCACGCTGCCGGGCGGCACGGACTCCATCAACCTCCCGAAGATCAACACTGGGACGGCGACGGGCGTCCAGACCGCTGACGCGCAGGCGGTCACCTCCACCGACATGACCGACACCACGGTCAACGCGCCGGTCCGCACGATCGCCGGCCAGCAGGACATCGCGATCCAGCTGCTCGACCAGTCGCCGATCAGCTTCGACGAGGTCGTGTTCACCGACCTGATGGCGGACTACAACCAGCGCCTGGACGTGCAGGTCATCTCGGGGACCGGCTCCAACGGGCAGGTCACCGGCATCCTGAACGTGTCCGGGATCAACGCGGTCACCTACACGGACGCCTCCCCGACGCTGGTGGAGATGTGGCCGTACCTGCTGCAGGCCGTCAGCCAGGTGGCGAAGAACCGGAAGATGCCCCCGCAGGCCATCTTCACGATCCCGAGCCTGTGGTACTGGGCGTGGAGCCAGCTCGACGGCTCGAACCGACCGTTCCTGTCCGGCGCTCCCGCGACGGCGTTCAACCCGGTGGCCCTGCAGACCGGCGCGGACACCACCGAGGGGTACGTCGGGAACTGGGCGTTCGGGCTGCCGCACCTGAACGACGGCAACATCCCGTCGAACCTGGGTGCCGGCACCAACGAGACTCGGGTCCTCGCGCTGCGCACCAGCGACCTCTACCTGTGGGAGGGGTCGATGCGGACCCGCGCCCTGCAGGAGGTCCTGTCCGGGACGCTGCAGGTGCGTCTGCAGGTGTTCAACTACGTCGCCTTCATGGGCAACCGGCGCCCGGAGGCGATCAGCGTCATCTCCGGGACCGGGTGCATCCCGGCGACCGGCTTCTGATCCCCCCTGTCGTCCCGGCCGAGGGCCCGTCCCCCCGAGTAGGCCCCCGGCCGGGACTTCGATCGCACGGAGAGGAGACAGGGATGGCGGATCACGACCAGGTCGCCGAGCTGGAGGCGTACCGGCGGGAGCTGGCGGCCCTGGAGGCGTCCGGGAAGGGCGACCGGGCCGACCAGGTGCGGCCGCTGCTCGCGGACGTCGAGCGGGCGGTCCGGGCGGCCGGTGCGGCGCTGCGGCGGGCATCAGTGGCGGCGCGGGAGGCCGGGCAGGACGCGGTCGCGGACCAGCTGTCGGTGAAGGCGGAGCGGTTCGAGGTGGCGGCCGGCCCGGAGCCGGTGGTGGAGCAGGCGGTCCCGGCGAAGGCCCGGCGCCGCGGGAGCGAGAGTGAGGGCTGATGTCTGACCTGGTGAACGGTCACCACCCGATCCAGAACGGTGAGTGGCTGCGGAACGGTTCGCCGTCGACGATGTACCGGGAGTCGGTCCCGCGGTGGGCGGCCGGTTCGGATCTGGCGATCGCCGCGTCCGGGGTGGAGCTGGCGGTGGCGGTTCCGCTGCAGGCCGGCGACATCGTCTCGAACATCACGTTCGTGACGGGCGCGACGGCCGCGAACGGCCCGACCGCCGGGTACGTGTGCCTGCGGTCGGCGGGCGGGGCGCTGCTGGCCCAGTCGGCTGACTTCGGTTCGACGGCGCGGGCGGCGAACACGGCGTACACGGTGGCGTTGGCGACGGCGCAGTTGGTGACGGCGCCGGGGATCTACCTGGTGGGGATCAGCCTGACGGTGTCGACGACGATGCCGACCCTGTCGGGTGCGTCGCTGCGCAACGGGATCATGGCGGGGAACATCGGCTCCCTGGGTGGTGTCGTGCTGTCGAAGAGCCACGGCTCCGCGGTGGGTGCGACGGCCCCGGCGACGGTGGCAACGCCGACGACGACGTTCGCGGTGCCCTACTTCATCCTCACCTGACCGGGGGCCCTGGCGGCCGGGCCCGGACCCCCGGCCGTCGGGGCTTCCATCGTCGTCCGGCTCGACCGTCCCGATCGGAGTGTGAGCCTGTTGATCGTGTCCCCGGTCCCTGCGGCTGCGGTGGACCAGCTGGTGCCGCTGCTGCAGGAGACGCTGGTCGAGCTGGTGGACCTGTCGCTGCTATCGAAGCAGCTGCACTGGTGCACGCAGGGTGGGATCGCGTTCCTGCCGGTGCATCGGGCGCTGGATGAGCTGGTGGACTTCGCGCGGGACTCCTACGACACGGTCGCGGAGCGGATCGTGCAGTTGGGCCGGTTCCCGGACGGCCGGACCCGGACGGTGGCGGCGGGTTCGCCGCTGGCGCAGCCGGATGTTGCGGGCATCGCCCCGGACGTGGTGCCGGGGCTGGTGGTGACGAACCTGGTCGGGGTGGGGATGCGCCTGCAGGCCCGGATGGATGCTGCGGGGCCGCTGGATCTGGTGACGCAGAACATCTTCATCGACGTTGCGCAGGAGCTGGGGAAGCTGTCGTGGTTCTGGCAGGCCTCGCAGGGAGGTAACTGACCGTGGGTGCGCTGAGGGTGCTGGTGCAGGGTCAGACGTTGATCCTGACGGCGGCCACGAACGCTTCCGGGGTGGCTCCGACCTTGTACTCGGATGCCGGCTTGTCGTCGGGGGTGACGTTGCCGCTGACGATGTCGGCAGACACGACCCTGTATGGCCGGGATGGGCTTTTGAACCTGACGGTGACGCACCCGGATGGCACGGTGGTGTTCACGGGGTCGGTGCAGTTGGGCAGCAACCTGCAGACGATCGCGCCGGTGCCGACGGTGGCGCAGTTGGCGGCGGTGGCGTCGAAGGTGCCCGCGTCGATCTCGTCGGCGGTGGCGACGCAGGCGACAGCCGATCAGAGCACCTATGCCACGGGGCTGGCTTCCTTCAAGCCGCGATTCTGGAAGGAGTTCCCGACCGCCCCGACGATGTTCACCGAGTTCGCGGCCGGGCACGGGTGGACGACCAACGGCGGCGCATTGGTCGACCTGAACAACACCGAGGACCCCCGGTTCGGGTTCCAGTGCGTCAAGGTCAGCAACCCGGGCTCCACGATCGCTGTGGAGAAGGGGTCCGGAGCCAACTTCGACGCCACCGGTAAGGCCCTGGTGGTCTGGATGAAGATCGTCAACCCGGTGGCCAGCCCACTCATCACGTTCATCTGGTCCGACGCCACGTTCGCGAACTACTACCAGTGGCAGCCGGGGCCTCCCTCGGTGAACCCGCAGGGATGGCACCCCTACATTCTGTCGCTGGCTGACACGCAGGCAGTCGGCGGTTCCCCGACTCCGACGACGATGACCCGCATCAAGATCTCGTTTGCTGCGAATCAGGCCGGGGACACCATCTACATCGGCGGCGTCGGCACCATCCCGTACCCAACCGCGACTTACCCGAACGGTGTCGTCACCTTTTCATTCGATGACGCCCTCGGCTCGATCTACACGCAGGCCAGGGCCAAACTCGACCAGTACTCCTATGGCGCCAACGCCTACTTGATCGCCGACCGGATCGGCCTCAACGGCTACCCGACGATGACGAACCTGCGGGACCTGGAGGAGTTCAACGGCTGGGAGATGTCCGGCCACGCCTCAACTCTGGAACGACACGTCGACTTCACCACCCTGGACTCGGTCACTCTCGACGCCGAGTTGTACGCGATGAAACGCTGGCTTCAGGAGAATCGCTTCCGCGGAGCCGATCACCTGGCCTACCCGTTCGGGTCCGCCAACGACGCCACCATGCAGGTGACCCGGAAGTACTTCTCGACCGCCAGGTCGCTGTCTCCCCACCTGATGGGCACGCCACACACGGACCCGCTCGGGCTGCTCTGCTACGCCTTCGGAACCACCGGGCAGACCGTCGCCCAGATCGAGGCCGCCGTCGACAAAGCGTACACGGCGGGCAAGTGGCTGATGCTCTGCTTCCATGACATCACCGCGGCGGCCAGCAGTGGGGGCACGATCTCCGCTACCGACTTCGCCACCATCGTGGACTACGTACACACCAAGGGCATGCCCGTGAAGACCGTGTCCGAGGTCATCGGCTGGTCCTGACTGATCGCGGCATATCGGCGGCTATCCCTGAACCACCAACGACAACTCCACAGCGCGAGGTGATGCATGTCCCCCGTCGGCACCACCATCACCCTGCTGTTCACCGTCACCGACCCCACCACCGGTCAGCTCGCCGACGCCGCCACCCAGGCCGTCAGCATCACCCTTCCCGACGGCACCAGCGCCAGCCCCTCCGTCACCCGGACGGCAGTCGGCACCTACCGCGCCTACTACGTCCCCACCCAGGCGGGACGGCACGTGTGGACGGCCACCACTACCACCCCGACCACCGTCTACGGCCCCGACGCGTTCAACGTCACCGCCGTCGCGGACGGCCCCATCGTCGGCCTGGTCGACGCCAAGGCCTTCCTAAACAAGACGACCACCACCGATGACGACGAGTTGCTCCACTTCTGCCACGCCGCTGCGGACTCGATCGAGGCCTGGTGCGGGATGACGTTCCGCCGCAAGACCGTCACCGAGGTCTACGACGGCGGCCGCATCCACTTGCTGCTCCGCACCCTGCCCGTGCAGTCGATCACGACGGTCACCGAGTTCGGGATGACCCTGTCGGCCGGGCAGTACACCCTCGACGCGAACGCGGGCACCCTGTCCCGGGGCACCACCCTCGTGCCGATCCG